GCGTTTGATGTGCCGTTCGCGCCAGGGTCACCGACGTGCAGTTTTACATACACGGTCGCCACAGCGAAAGAAGTGTTGTTGCCGACCGCATCAAGCCATGCGTTCGCCAAATACGAAGAGACACCAGTAGCCATCAGCCTTCAACCCTTTCCACGATTTCAGTGATGCGACCGTCCTCGCCACGCACCACCTGACGCACCACGGTGCGTTGCTCTGGGACGTTGACGTTGACGACTGTTTCTGGCACGTTGACGACCGGCGCGTCGACATGCACCGAAGGCGGTGCGACATGAATGACTTGCTCTGGCATGTTGAGATTGAGTTCGCGTGTCCCTGCGTCGTAGACGGTTGCGGGTGCAATCGGGTTGATTGCGGATACCGGTTGGAGTGCTGCGGTCGGGACACCCGTGTGCTCAATCTCGGGCATGTCGAGAGCTGCGAGTACGGCAGCAGGCTGGAAGCCGGAGGCGATGAGACGTTGGGCGATTGCCGACTTGCGGTCAAGGTCGGCGAGGTTTGCTGCGGTGATGTCGATGTTGGTGAGTGGTACGCGGTAGACGTCGCCACCTTCGATGGGCGACATGTCTTCGTAGCGTCGCACGTCGTTGACCGACAGGTAGCCGTTGGCGAGACCTGACTGGTACGAAGCGTTGCGTGCGGCGATGTCGCCACGCAAAAGACCTGCGGTGGTGAATCGGATGAACGCACGGCCAGCCAAGAGGACGCTGTATTCGGACTCGAGCTTGCTCAAGTACGGAACCAGCGAATGCTGCAAGAACGAAAGTTGATTCGCTTCGACCGACGCATACGACATCGCGCCTGGCGTTGTCACACCGATCATTGACGGCGGCACACGGAAGATGCGAGCAATCTCCTCAACTGCGAACTGGCGTGATTCGAGGAACTGTGATTCGTTCGGATCGACGCCGGTCTTCTGGAATGTTGCGCCACCGAACAGGATGCCTGGGCGATGCGAACGACGAAGACCTTTGTGGCCGTCCTCGAATGCGTCGACAAGGTTCTTGGCTTGTTCGCGTGAGAGGTTGCCGGGGAACTGGATGATGCCGGTCGTCGATGAGCCTTGTCCGAAGAAGCGTGCAGCGAACTCTTCAAGCGCACGAGACAGACCGAGGTTCTCTTTGACGAGGTCGATGCGCGACTTGCCGCGCAACTCGCCTGGCAGTACGAGGTCTTTGATGTGGATCATGTCGACGTCTTCGATGCGGTCCTTGGCGTCGTAGACGTAGAACAATCGGCCTGCTGCATCGCGTCGCACTTCGGTGCGTTGCGGGTTCAAGACCGACAGAGCAAGCACTTCGCCTTCTTCGTCACGGATGATGCGAGTGAATGAGTTGCCGTTCAACAGCAATGAGACGAGCACCTGCTGGAAGTGGTCGTCTTTGGTGACGCCGATGTCCGGTGCATCAAGCCACGCTGGTCGTGGCCGGTACTGAAGTCGCACGCCTTCTTGGCGGATGTATGAATCAACCGGGAGGCTGGCAATCGTGTCGGCGATGAGACGCACGCAGGCGTACACCGAACCAATCTTGAGTGAATCTTCCTGCGTGACATACACGCCAGAGTTCGTCGTGAATGTGTAGCCGTCGCCGAGCGCGAAGAGCGACTGGAATGAAATCGCACGCTCTTCGTCGCTTTGCTGACGGGACGGCAGGAGACGGTCGAAGATCACTTGTCGTCATCCTTCGCCACACTGCGAGACAGCGCGAAGGCTGCACCGAGGCAGGCGAGACCGAACACCATCGCCCCGAGGGCTGGTGACACGAGGAAGCCCGCAGCTACCAGGGCGAAGATTCCGAGAAGTTCTAGCACGAACACGACCATCCTGACCTCCTAGGTTAGACGAACAAGCGTAGTCATACCACGAAGAAGCCAGGTGTGGGAGCTTCGACAGGTGTCGTGGTGGCTCGATCGGTTGCCATCGCCAACGCAATCACTGCGTCAATCTTGCGTTTCGACTTGCCTTTGCTCAACGTCCAACCGTTGTCCTTGACACGTTGCGCCGCCGACAGGACTTGGTCGGAGAAGATTGGGTTGCCGTCGTGCGCAAGTTTCTGATTCACGATCAACTCGTAGAGGTTGCCGCACGCAGGCACCATGCGTTGCGGCGACTGCGGATACTCAACCATCGGGAACCCGTCTTCGGCCAGAGCTTCGGCGGTGCGCATGAAGAACGCCGGGTCGAACGCAATCTCCTGAATGTCGTACTGCTGGGCAATCTCCCGCAGGTACGACTCGACCGCAGCGACATCGAGCACGCCGCCTTCGGGCAACCAAATCTTCGCCCGCGCAACCAGCCTTCCCTCAACACGCTGAACCAACACGACCGCTGTCGTGTCACGCTTCAACGCCATGTCCACACCAACCCACGTCGGCGCACCGGGCTGCAACTGCAACTCGGGTTCACGACACAACTCCCAAGCACCCTGCGGCAACCACGAATCCTCAGCAGTCCGAACCCACTGATTGAACCGATACCGACGCACACTCACTTCGCTCGTCTGACGCACCGCAATCTCCATGTCCTCCATGTCCAACAGACCCTCAGCAAGATTTGGATTCGCCTGCAACCACGCATCACGATCATTCAGGTCGCAACCCTCCGGTGCTTCCCACCACCAGAATCCGAACTGTTCATCCTCAAGCTCACCGCGACACACCTTCTGGCCGTAGGCGTAGAGAGTTCCGCAGATGCTCGACAGGTCGTAGCCCGCGGTCGTGATTGCCACGATCTGCGGGTCACGCCTCGCACCAGAGCCGAGCGTCAACGCATCCCACAGTTCCGAGTTCGGCTGAACGTGCAACTCGTCAAAGATGACGGTGCTCGGATTCAGACCTTGCTGGAGTTTCGCGTCGCTCGACAGCACCCGGTAGACGCTGTGCGTCGAAGGCACCTCAATCGCATCGCGGTACACCTTGCAGATTCCGCTCAACGCAGGCGACTGCTGTACCTGCCACTTCGCCTCATCGAACACCACCCGCGCCTGGCGTCGGTCACCAGCCGCCGAATAAACCTCCGCGCCGTGATCGCCTTCAATGAGACCATAGAGCGCAACGAGCGAACCGAGTAGGGATTTGCCGTTCTTGCGACCGAGACCGATGAGGCTTCGACGGTACCGAAGCAGGCCGTCGTTGCGACGCTCATAGAGACTTTCAATGAGTTGCTTTTGCCAGGGCACCAGTTTGAATGGTTCACCGGCGCGTATCCCTTTGGAGACGTGCATGAATGTCTCTGCGAAGTCAGCAACGGCATGACCGTCAGTCTGTGGGTACTTCCACGGTGTTGACCACCTTGGCTGGACGATTGGCGTTCTTCGCTTTCCTTTCGCGGTAAGCGTCGAGCTCATTTTGAATCTTCACCTCCACGAAACCTAGGCGGGCACGATCCACAGGAGTGAAACCGAGCAGGGATAGACAGTTTAGGACTTGGGCATCGAGTGCGCGGAGTGCGGTGCGATCTCGCCAGTCTTGATCTACAAGAACTTTCATGCGAAGTGCTTGGCGTTCGTCAATGAGTTCGCACACCATTTGCAAGAGTTCGATGTCGGTGTGTTGGCTTATCCAGGCAAATCCGACAGCCCATATTCGGTTCCAGAATGATTCTCCTGCTGGTCCGAGCGGTCGATGAGGTTGCGGCGTTTGAGGAACGTTGGCAATTTCAATTTCGGTGTTTGGCAGTTTTCTTTTGCCTGGGTTGCCGAGCCGGCGTTTCTGTTCTGTCGGTTTCGGTGGTCGCCCTGTTGGCCTACCCATGGTCTGGTTTGAAGTCGTGATGTTTGCGGGTCTTGGCGTTGACTGGACGTAAGCCAGTGGCTTTCTGCCATCTCGTACAGATGACGTCGCAGTATTTCGGATCAAGCTCAATGAGTCGAGCGTTGCGTCCTAGTTGGAGGCATGCGATGAGAGTAGAGCCTCCGCCACCGAATGGATCAAGAACGATGTCGTTCGGTCGTGTGTTGTTGACAATTAGGCGTGCTACGAGATTGACCGGTTTCATCGTCGGATGTTCGGCGTTGCGTGCAGGTTTGTTTTCGCGCACAACGGTAGAGGTTGCTCGCACTTCTTGCAGCAAGTCAACGAGTTGTTGCTTATTCATGTCTTGAAAATCGGTTTCGTAATCAAGGACGGTTGAGTTGCTGAATGGGCCGACCCAAGTGTGACCGGCACCCTCTTTCCATCCATAGAGGATTGGTTCGTGTTGCCAGTTGTAATCCTGCCGCGAGAGCACAAATGTTTGTTTGACCCAGACAAGGACTTGTTTCAGGAGGAAGCCGGCTTTCATGAATTGTTCTCGGAAGGTGACTCCTCCGGTGTCGCTGTGACAGACGTAGATTGCGGCGCCTGGTTTCGCCGCGTTGCTCATGGCTTTGAATGAGCTGCCAATGAATTTTTCAAATTGCTCGTCGCTCATGTCGTCGTTGGCAATTGTCAGTTTGTCTTTCGTGCCACCTTTGACGGCGACGTTGTATGGCGGATCGGTGAAGATACAGTCGGCCTTTGCTCCGTCAAGCAGATTTGAGTAGGTTTCGTCTTTGGTGGAGTCTCCGCAGATCAGTCTGTGCGGTCCTAGTTCCCAGATGTCTCCCGGCTTCGTGACGTTCTCAACCTGTTCTGGCATCCAGTCTGGATCGTCCAAATGTTTTGGTTCAGTCTGCATTCCATCCAGTAGGTCTTGTACTGATTGAGCGTCCCATCCGGATGCCTCGAGGAGTTCTGGATCGATTGATCCGACTTGGCCTATCAGGTCTGCAAGAGCTTGTTCGTCGTAGGTGCCGAGGTCCGCTGTGCGATTGTCGGCCAAGGCGAAAGCCTTTGAAGTGGTTTCGTCGTCGTCAACCCATACGACGGCAATCTCGTGCCATCCGAGTTGGCGTGCGGCTTGGAGTGTGTGGTTGCCGGCGATGACGACTTTGTCGTCGCGGCGAACCACAATCGGCTTGCGTTGGCCGAAGGTCAGCAGGCTTCGACGCACGGCTTCGACGTCGCCCCGGCGTGGATTGCCTGGGAGCAGCTCGAGTTCGTGGATGGGCGTGGCGAGCGCCTGCAGGTCGGCGTTGATCATCGGCAGAAACATCTTAGTTTCGCGGTGGCGCACGCACCGCACGGCATGGGTCAAAACC